TACGTGTATCCAAATGTGCCGTACCACACGTACTTGAACTTCCATTCCCCCGGCACGTCAAAGGGCAAGTTCATCAACTCCACCTTGAACGGTATCGGCTACCACGAGGCCAAGGACAAAGACATGCAATACTTCACGGACTTCTAAATGCTGTACTGGGGTTCTTTAGGGTGCATGTCCCTACTCGCCATTATTATTATCTTCACTTGGTATGACTATTACAAGTAAAGTATTGGGGTATAGCCCCCTAGTTATCGGCCTGCTTCTACTTCCTGTACTGCCATTCTTACATGGGTGGTGGTTATTGGTAGGGCTGGTGGGTGCTACTATTAGTTGGTGGCTAGTTTTACGGGATACGCTGGATCTGGTGCAGGGAGTTGGACCTGTGTACTGGCTGACACGCCAGACGACCGTCAAGAAGATCGGTCTACAGATGTCTTTTATGAGGGAAACAGACTACCCGTGGAGGACCGGGCGTGGGATGCAGGTTGTGGTCCCGTACCGAACAGTCCAAATAGGTATTTGTAAACCATCGGAACACTACACGGTGGAAGAAGGTCTACTACATTCATTGGTTGGCCGACGACTTCCGGGGAAACCAGAGGAGATAGGCACATGGCACTGAAGTTCTGGCAAGGAGAGCAGGAACACGCAGTCCGCACCTTGGAACGACCGTCTCGGATCACCAAGTTGACTACCTCTGAACTGAAGGACTGGTTGGACATAGAGATTATGAACTTGGGTCAGGCATACGATCAGTGGCGTCATCACGCCCGTGGGGCAGACGAAGTATCAACCAGATTGGACATGCTTGCCGCAATGTGGGATGAGTTGTCGGAGAGGGAAGAGTGAACACTGACCTTCTAGAATCAGAGGTAGACGAGGATGTTGAGTCTATCGCTGATCTGGAGATTGAACTGGACGAGGCATCTGCTGAGTTTGTAGACGAACTATGTAAGAAGTTGGTGATCTTTACGGAGGAGTTCTGCGATGTTGAGTTCTTTCCGTATCAGGTGCCTATTGCGTATCGTATGATTGAGTCTATTGTCATTGGTGATGGCGAAGAACTTACAGTAATCGCTACCCGACAGAGTGGTAAATCAGAGGTACTGTCAAACGTCATTGCTTCTATGATGGTGATTCTCCCCAAGTTAGCAGTGGTGTACCCCCTCTGGCTTAGTAAGTTCGTGAAGGGCTTGTGGTGTGGTGTGTTCGCCCCCACCGAGGATCAGGCTGACACAGTGTTTAGTAGAATAGTTACTAGGTTGACCAGTGACCACGCCCTAGAGTTTCTACTGGACCCTGAGATAGACGACAGGGCTGCGTCCGGGGGGGCCCGAGGTAAGGGCAAGATCGTATCCCTTAAGAACTCTGGATCGCTTTGTCGTATGCAGACGTGTAACCCCAAGGCCAAGATTGAGTCCAAGACCTACCACTTCGCCATTGTGGATGAGGCTCAGGAGGCTGACGAGTTTGTAGTTACCAAGTCCATTAAGCCCATGTTGGCGTTCAACAACGGCACTATTGCTCTAACTGGTACGGCTACTCGTAACAAGTCGTACTTCTATAAGATGATTCAGTTTAATAAACGTCGTGACATTAACAAGAAACGAGGGCAAAGGCAGTCTCACTTTGAGTACGACTGGCGTACTGCTGCTAAGTACAACGAGAACTATGGACGCTTCATCAGCAAGGAGAAGGTGCGTATCGGGGAGGACTCTGATGAGTTTCGGATGTCCTATCTCAACCACTGGATGCTTGAGAAGGGTATGTTCGTCACTGAGGATCGCTTGAGCAGGCTGTACGATCCGTCCATGCCAATGGTGCCAGAGTGGTGGAGAACATCCATTGTCATGGGCATAGATGTGGCTAGGACTAATGACTCTACCGTTGCGACTGCGGTGTGGGTGGACTGGGATCACCCCGATGGACTGGGGTTCTTTGAGCACCGTGTCTTGAACTGGTTAGAACTCCATGACACTGACTGGGAGTCTCAGTACTTTAAGATCGTTGATTTCGTAAGGAACTACGAAGTAATGCGAGTGGGGATCGACGCACAGGGTGTGGGCGGGGCTGTAGCAGAGCGCTTGGAACTATTGCTACCAGACATTGAAGTTCTGTCTATGTCGTCTGATGCCAAAGCACAGAATGAGCGTTGGGTCCACCTCACGGAGTTGATCCAGAGAAACCAGTTGATTATCCCGGGGCACTCCAAGGCTAGGAGAACTAAGCGCTGGAAGAAGTTTAATCAACAGATGTTGGACCTAGAACGAATCAACCGAGGGCCATATTTGTTGGCTGAAGCACCTGACGAACGTGGTGCTTTCGATGATTATCCTGACAGTCTGGCCTTGGCCTGCGCCATGACGGTTCACGATGTTATGCCCACAGTCTCGGTAGCGGAGAATCCGTTCTTTGTTTAGTGGTATCATAGAGGACAGGTACCTACCCGTAATCCTCGGAGGATTCCATGGCGAACGTAATGAACCCAACAGTTGCACCAGCACCCCTCTTTCCTGAGGTTGCGGGCAACGTCTTTGAGCGCACCCTTGGCCCGGACATCCCCGGCCAGCGTGGCTCTCTCCGGTTTGAGGAAGGTGTTGCGACTGATACCGATGTCCCTAACGACTTCGCTATCGGCTCGTACGTCGACACCTCATCGGTCCCGGGTCGCCCGACCCACAACAACCCGGCTATGTTCTACAAGCCAGCCGAAGTCACGATGCAGGAGCGTGCCCACGTCGGCTCTGCTTCATGGATCGAGGCCCCGTCTGTGCTTGGAGAGTTCGTTCAGGGTGTAGTGGCTGGTGACGGAATGCCCAAGTTTGAGCGTTCCTTCAACTCTGGCGCTCACATGAACCGGCCCAACGCCACTCGCGTTCACGACTAAGACCCCCCACTCATTCTGAGATGGCTGGCCCGCTTAGACCCGTCCGTCGTATTGAGGGTCTAGAGAAACTTCCTGCTTGGAAGGGCGGGCTAATCCCCGGTGGATCAGCAGCGAGAACGCCCCAAGAACGTCGTCTTCAGACGATGCAGTTCAATGTTATGGAGCGCAACCTCTCTAACATTATGGACGTGTCCACCCCCGCTGAGGTACGTGCTGGGGAGGAATGGTACCCAAAGGCGCATGAGGCTGCTCGGCGTATCGGTCTGTTAGCCGGAGCCAATCGGAACGAGGCTGTCCACATAGGCGCTGGGATCATATCCATCCAAAGCCCTATGACTGGCTGGGATGAGAACCTAGTAGAGGCTCATCACATAGCCACTACAGGGGAGAACCTAACTCCCCGTGTAGGCAGTGGTGTCAGATTGAAGAGGACACGAGATTGGTTGGATGATCCTAGCCAACCTGTCTCCAAGGGAGGTCCCAAGACAAGGGACTTTCACGCTAACATTTCAGTACCGGATGATCCCCACGTAGTTACCATAGATCGCCACGCCCACGACGCCACCACCGGGTGGAGTATCTCTGGCGAAGAGCGTGGTATTGACACACGCAACCGTAGGTACACTAACCTACAGCGGATGTACAGAGACATAGGAGCGGCGAAAGGTGTGCTCCCCAGTGTTGCTCAGGCGCAGGTATGGGGCACGTACAAGCGGTTGAAGGGTGACAGAAACATGGGAAAGACTTTCCACGAGCACCTAGCGGAGACTCAACAGTTAGATCAGTGGGAGTCGCTATAATGCCGTTTGTGAACCGCCGCTACCGTATCCCATGCCCGATTCTCAAGTATCATCAGGTTCCGTATGGTCTCACCATCGTCGGTGTCAACACTGAGGCCCTCCTCGTAATGAACTCGGAAGGTGGCGTAGATGTCTAGGAACTCTTCTTCGGTCATCGTGATGTCCATGGAGGTACTCTACCATGACTGAGGCGTGGGGCATTGTCGTGGCGGCGTTGGTCACTGGCTCCTTCGGGGTGCTAGGCTTGTTCTTACGACGCTTTCGGGATGAGAACCAGAGGGACCATGCTGACGTGGCTAACAGGTTGAAAGGTCTCGTGAAGTCCATCGCAGATGTTAAGGTGTCTGTGGACAATAATGGTGAACGGCTCACCGATCACCTAGACTGGCATGTGAAGGACAAGAAGCCTCCACGGAGGAAACCAGCAGCAAAGAAGTGACGTGCCCACCTGAGGCAGTCATGTCGTGTACTATGAGTGGTAGCAGAAGGAGTAGATGCCGTGCCGAACGATTTACCTCCAGTAACTCTAGTCGAAGCGCTAGAGACCCCATTACGAGATCCAACCCCTCGTAAGTGCCTGTACTCCCGTGTGCGTTCCGGGCTGGCAGAGGAAGAGCAGAGCGCCTTGGACCGGGCCTTGGACCGTGTACGTGGAGACGACAACAACGGCCAACGTAAGGTCTACTCGTCAGCGTGGCTGGCGAATGTCTTGACTAGTCAGGGTCATCATATTTCTTCTGCGACAATCCAACGACACATCCGAGACGTATGTAGTTGTCGATCTGAGGAGACTACGAATGAGTAACGTGAGCGAACTGTCCAGCAAACTGGACAAGGGTCCTCCCAAGCACGCCATTGGGAAACTGGCTGCTTTATTGGAGCGCCATGACATAGACTTGGAAGACATTGGGGACATCAAAAAGGTGTCCCTTTATCAGTCTTTAACGAAGGACTCAGATGGCGAAGCGCAGATTCACGACTTGGTTGGTATTCAGATTTCTCCAGCGTGGGAAACGGGCCCGGAGTGGCCGGTCATCCAACCCGGCCCAGCGGTCAAACTTCCCAAGAGTTCTGCCACCAAATCGAAGGCATCGCTAAAGAACTGTGTCGTCCTTCCCGATATGCAGATTGGGTACTTCAAGGGCAAAGACGGCTCGCTAGAACCCACCCACGATGAGGGTGCCATAGCCTTGGCTGTGGAGATCGTTTCCGACATCAAGCCTGAACTGCTGGTACTGGTTGGAGACAATCTGGATCTCCCAGAGTTGGGTAAGTACCGTCTGACTCCAGCGTTTCAGCAGACCACCCAAGCGTCGGTGGACCGGGCGACAGAAATCTGTGCAGCCCTACGTGCTGCTGCCCCCGGGGCAGAGATCAAATGGCTGGCGGGCAACCACGAGGAGAGGCTGACCAACTTCATGTTGGACAACGCTGCCGCAGCCTTTGGCATCCGTGTTGGCTCCCGTCCCGACAGTTGGCCGGTGTTGAGTATTCCCAGCCTGTGTCGCTTGGACGACTTTGACATCGAATATCTTGCTGGTTACCCCGCCTCCTGCGTCTGGATTAACGAGCACATCAAGGTGATCCACGGTGATCTGGTTCGGTCTGGTGGTAGTACTGCTCATGCCTACCTGAATCGTGAGAAGGTATCTGTTTTATACGGACATATACATAGGCGTGAATGGGCTGAGATGACTAGGGAAGATTATGATGGCCCTAGGACTGTCATCGCAGCGTCCCCCGGCTGCTTGGCCCGCATTGACGGGGCTGTTCCCTCCACAAAAGGGGGCACTGACCTCGACGGTAGGCCATTGAAGCGCCATGAGAACTGGCAGCAGGGGCTGTCGGTGGTGCAGTACGAGGAGGGCGACGGCAAGTTCAACCTAGAGATGGTGACCATACGGGATGGATGGGCAATGTATAGAGGACGAGAGTATACAAATCTGTAACGGGATCGTGGGCTATAATGGGCCCAAGCACCTAATGTGGTGTGGTTCCCTATTCCCTACAAAGGAATGTCTTTCATGTTCAATAAGGACTTGCTTGAGCGAGTCGCCGCCACCTTTGGGCAGGCTGCCGTTGGTGCCATTGGCACTAACAGCGTCCTCGACCTAGGCGTCGACAACTGGAAAATGGTTCTGAGTGCTGGCGTCGCCGCAGCGCTGTCAGTTTTGAAGGGTGCGTTTGCTGCCAAGGTTGGCACCAAGGGCACCGCTTCGTTAGTTGACTAGTTACTATCAGTGTACCGGCTATGGTTATCGTGTATACTGATAACACGTAGTCGATCCTCGGGTGTGATACATGGCTGTTGATTTCTGGTCACCATCTTATCGTGCGTCGGCCAGCGATCTCACTGTCGCTATCTCTCCACTTGGGCTAGTTGAACTAGCCGATGAGGAGTTTGAGGTCCACGGCCCACGTCTGAACCGGTATTCGGCGGCGTGGGCGTGGTACCTCGGACACCATTGGGCATACCGTAGAGAGTTCGGTGAGTCCCAGTTCTACCTGAACTACGTCCGCACAATGTCGGACTACATTACGAACTTCTGCTTTGGCAAAAGTATCCAGTTCCGTGCCCCAGAACAGAACAACGCTATCATACCGCACCTACTAAACAAGGTGTGGGAGCAGCACAACAACAAGGAGCATGTCCTGTGGGAGATGGGCCAGTTGGCCGGTGTCACAGGAGATTGCTTCGTCAAGGTTGCCTATGAGGAACCATATGTGGACCCCATTGGCATCCCCATCCCCGGTAAGATTCGCATTCTGCCACTCAACCCGGCACACTGTTTCCCTGAGTATCACCCCCATGACAGGACTAGGCTTCTTCGGTTTAAGTTGAAGTACCGGTTCTGGGGCACAGCCTCAGAGGGCACTCGTCAGGTGTACACCTTCACTGAAATCATCACTGATGACACAGTAGAGCAGTACATCAACGATGAGTTGGTGGACACCTACCCCAACGCCATCGGCCATATCCCAATCGTTCACATCCCCAACACGACTATCTCGTCGTCACCGTGGGGCCAGAGCGACATTTGGGACATCATTCCTCTGAACAGAGAACTGAATGAGAAGATGGCTGAAGTATCAGACATCATTAACTACCACGCTGCTCCGGTGACTATCATCACTGGGGCCAAGGCCAGTCAGTTGGAGCGTGGTCCTAAGAAGGTTTGGGCTGGGCTGCCGAAGGATAGTAACGTCTTCAACCTTGAATCACGCGGGGAGATGGCGGGAGCGCTGGAGTACATCCAACACATTAAGCGCACCATGCACGAGATTACTGGTGTGCCTGAAACAGCGCTTGGGCAGACCCAGCCCATTTCTAACACGAGCGGTGTTGCACTGGCTATTCAGTACCAGCCAATGATGAACCGCTACAAGATGAAGAAGGCGCACTTCACCAAGGGCTTGGAGAGAGTAAACGAGATCGTTATTCGTACAGCAGCCGTGTTTGAGCCCCACATGCTGGTGTATGACGCTTCCGTCTCTGAAGCACCGGAGAAGGACAATGCTATTGAACTGGACCCGCATGACCCTCTAACCTACTTGACCACATGCCACTGGCCTGAACCACTCCCAGTGGACGTACTGATTTCTCTCAATGAGATTCAGGCTAAACTCGCACTTGGGCTGGAGTCTAAGCGCGGGGCTCTTAAGATTCTCGGGGAAGAGTTCCCGAACGAGAAGATGGGTGAGGTCTTTGAGGAACAGATGGATGATGCTCTGGATGCGGGTACGTTGGAGATGTTCAACGCCCAGATCCAGCAGGCCATCTTTGCTGCCACTGGAATGCTTCCCGCAGAAGGCGCGGAGCCTCCCGGTGGTGGTGGCACCGACCCTGAATCAGGTGAGCCGGTACTACCGGGCACGATGGTTGATGGTGCTGATCCCATGTTGTTAGATAAACTGATACATAGGGCATACGGGGCTAGGTTCGCCCAGCGTCGTGTTCCCGCAGGTGACGAGAAATAAGTTCAACTATCCAAGATAGTATTAGCCAAACCACAGAAGGAATAGTTATGGCAGAGAATACCGAAACAGTAGTAGTGCCTCCTGCTCAGGAGGCTGTTGACACGTCTGAAGTTGTGGACACAGCGTTTGCCGTCGGCACTGAAGAAGCCGCCGCATCACGCACGTTCACAGAGGACGACGTGGAAAAGATTAGACAGCAGGAAAAGGACAAGTTGTACAAGAGGCTGGAGGACTCCGATGGACGAGTCAAGACCCTTGAGGACCAACTGTCCACGCTGTCTAATGAGAGTGAAGAGACCAAGGCCGAGGCAGCAAGGCTAGCCAAGGCTGAATCTGATGCCCTCAGGAGGCGCGAGGACGAAGAACTGAGCGCTAAGGAACTCATCACCAAGCGTGAGACCGAGTTCGATGAGAAACTTAAGGTAGTAGAAACGGAATGGGAAGGCCGTCTCGCCAAGATCGAAGAGGAGCGTGCTTCTCAAGAAGCGATGTTGGAGAAGGAACGACGGTACCGCGAACTGGAGACCTACCTTGGACGCCGCATGGTGGAAGAGGAGGAGTACATCATTCCTGAACTACGTGATCTCGCCTCAGGTACAACTGAGGAGGAGATTGACAACTCTATTGCGATACTTAAGGATCGCAGTAGTGCTATACTGGAATCAATCCAGCAGTCCACTCAACCGAGTGGTTTGCGGGGGTCACCGGTAACGGCTCCCCCAGTTGGGCCAATGGAAACTCAGACGGAGCAGCAGACATTGTCAGCGGAGGACATCCGCAACATGCCGATGGAACAGTATATGCAAATGCGGGACAGGCTCC